TTGAAAAAACACGCCGCAAAAGCGGCGTGTTTTTCTTGCAGTGATGGCGCAAATGTCAATAGTCTAACCCGAATTTCTTTGAAAAATTTTTTATAGGCTTTTACAGGCTTGCAAGGAATACACCGAACATCTCCGAGGAGGTATGCCATCCAAGAATTTTGCGTGGATAGTTGTTGAGCCAGTCAATAGCCCTGTCTATGCGGGCTTGGGAAACATTGTCAAAGTTTGTGCCTTTCGGGAAGTGCCACCGTATCATCTGGTTCTGCTTCTCGTTGCTTCCGCGTTCGTAACTGCTGTACGGGTGACAGTAGTAGATATGCGTCCTGGCTTTCCAGTGAGACCTCCAGGACCTCTCCATTCCCCAGCAATCCGAAAACTCCGTGCCGTTGTCAACGGTAATGCTTTTGAATATCTCCCGGAATTTGCGCGTGCCAACGCGCCGCTCCAGACGGTCCAAAGCGGACACAACGCTGGATGCGGTGTGATCTGGCACGCGCAAAGCTATTTCATAGCGGGTAACTCGTTCAGTAAGCACCAGGATGGCCGCCTTGCCGCCCTTTTTGCTCACCACGCTGTCCATCTCCCAGTGACCAGGTTCCTGCCGCTCTGCGATATGTTCCGGCCTGCGCTCGATGCTGTCCCCACACGGGGCTTTTGCCGCCCGGACATGGTTGTACCGTCTCTTGCGCTTTCCCTTGTACCGCAGCTCCTTGTTGGTGAGGGGCCACAGATAGCCCTTGTCTATGTATTTATATACAGTCTGACGGCAGAGAGTACAGGAGAAGGTTGTCTCCGGGGTTTTACCCAGCATGGAGCAGGCGGCTGACGGGGAGTAGCCGCCCTTGATTGTGTCCACAAGCCACTCTGCCAGCTTGCGGTCCTTGCCGATTTTTAAGGGCTTCTCCATGTTCTTCTTTGCCCTCTGGTGGTAGTCCCGTCCAGCCTCCGGCGAATACGCCTTGTAAGGGCGCAGCTCGCTGTCGATAAGCTCCACTTCACCCTTCCTGCACTCGTCATAGATGGTGCTGTGATGCACGCCGAGATAGCGCGCGATCTGCGGCTTGCTGTACCCCTGCCGGAGCATTTTTTCGATGGTGAGACGGTCGTTCCAGGTTAAGTGTCCGCCCTTCTTTTTCGGCATAAGAAACCCTCCATTTTCAATGCTTTTGCATAGCTTTTGTATATCTTTAGCACATTTTTTCTCCGCGTGTCAATAGGCCGGAAGGACGCAAAAATCCCCCTACGGATAGTAGGGGGATTTCAAAATTTTTTTATTCTTTCCCGGTCAGCCAGTCCATCGTCACGCCCAGAACATCAGAAAACACCATCAGCTCGTAGTCGGTAACAAACCTGTCGCCGGTCTCAATCTTGCTTATGGCCTCCCGCTCAATCAGAACGCCCTTGACCTGCATCCTGGCTGATAGGTCAGCCTGGGAGATGCGCTTTGCCGTCCTGGCCTGGTGGATGCGGTCGCCGGAAATATTCTTTTGGCCTCCGTAGTCGTAAATCTTCACGCGCACCCCTCCTTGGTCCCTTGACAGTACCACGGAAAAGGGCTATCTTTGTAATAAAGATTTACAATTTATATCGGAGATACACAAAATTTAAGAAAGACGCACGCGTCAGCCCTTGCCGAAAAAGCTTGCGAGACGATGGAGAAACACCACCATCTGCTCACGGGTACACCATGCGCGGTACATCTTCTTGCCGGAGCCGTCGCCGTAAATAAGGCCGTTTTCCTCGGCCCATTCGCGATCTGCCTCGCTCCAGTCCGCCGGTTCCTTCTCCTGCTGGCGAGCCAGCCAGTTGTCCATCATCTTGTCAAAAGTCGCCTGGTCCATGGTATCTTCTTCCTCCTTGTCGTTGTTGTGCTGGCGGGCATCCACCCACCAATAGTATTTGACCTGGCTCTTGAAGGTCTCCAGGTCCCCGTTCAGTCTGGCCTCTTTTGTGCTGGCCGGGTCGTTGATGCGGACCTTGCCATTCTCCCACCACACGACGACAAAATGGCCGGAGCTTGTCCATAGGCCCTTGTTCATCAGAGCGATAAGATAATAGCCCTGCTTGAGCATATCAAACGCCTTTTTGTGGTTGGAGTGGTCCGGGTTCCCGTAGGTGTTTACCCAGTTCAGCATATCACAGTCAATGCCAAAAGCGGCAAACTGCGGTTTGAAGTAGGCATAGTAGGTCCCCTGGTTCAGCGCCTTGTACCCATGCTCCACGCTCCACTTGCAAGCGTCCTCCGGGGTGTAGGTCTTGCCGATGATGGTCTCAATGAGCATGGCAGCAGATGTCGGGCCGCACCCGGCGCTGCCGATGGTGGAGTTTTCGCCCTGCACGCGGTAGGGCTTGTCCTTCCACCTTGGGTCCGTCTGGAGATACGAAACAGGCTGCTTATTCATGCTTCCACCCCTTCAAAACTTCCTGGAGTTTGTCGAAGCCGAACATGGCAGCATACGCCGCCATAAAGCCCACCACAACAGCGGCTACCACCATGTACCAGGTCACGGAAATTCCGTTAATCTGGGCGTAGGCTGCACCGGCAGAGATGGTCAGTACCTCCGCAACGAACAGGGCCACAAGATTTGTAGGCACCTTGTCCCATGTGATCTTCTTGAGCACCTGGGTGATGATGTTTGTGATAACCGTAATGATGCCTACAATGGACAGCAGCACGGAGATGTCGATGATTTCCATGGTCGTGCCCTCCTTACTCCACGATTTCCCACTCGTCGGAAAACAGCTCAATCATGGTTTCCTTCCAGGGGACACGACCGAAGCGGCTCTCAACATACAGGTATGGAGCGGTCATTTTGCTGTGTTCATCCGGGAACTGGGCGCGAATGATAACATCCTCGCTCCACTTGGGAAGTCTTGCGCCCTTGCCCTTCTTCATGGACTCAAGGGCCAGTCCGAAGCTAACGCCGGAAGCCTTTCGGTATGCCTCCTCGAACACATCCTTGGGGGACCAGCTCTCGTATCCGTCTGGATAGCGGACCTTGTAGCCATCCTCCGCCTTGTCACCGCGAGAGCGGGACATGGGTTCTGCCTCAATGATCTTTGTTCCGATGTAGCGTTCCATGATGATACCTCCTAAAAATCTCTTTTTATTTCTTTTGCGGCCTCGTTGGTCGTTCCGAACACAGGGCCGTCGTTATGCTCGAAGATGTTCTCCACCACCTTGAGGACATTTACGCCCAGGATGGTCTCGATGGCCTGCTTTGACAGGTCCACAACAGGGAATACCTGCCCCAGGCGTACCGTGGCATACAGGGCAATAAGGTAGGAGATAGACACCCAGAGCAGAGCCGCGTACTGTGTCGTCACAAACAATAAGCGCGTGACGGATTTCAGTGTGGACTTCTTCATTCCGCAGTCACCGCCTTTTCCAGGTCGTCAATGCGGTGGTTCGCCACCTTGATGCGCTCGTCCAAAAGATGCTGTGCATCCTCCAGCTTGTAGGTCCGCTCGATAAGATTGTTGTGGGCCTGGACCTTCTTTTCAAGCTGTTCCAGCCGGTATTGTGTAAGTTTGGCGCTTGCCATCACGCCCAGAACGGACCCGATGCCGGACCCGGCCAGCCCGATAAGCGCCACAAGAATTGCTTCATTCATTTTCTCACCGCCTTGCTCGTTTGTTTCAGCATAGCAAAGGCGCGGGAGGATTGCGCCACGAAAAGAACACAAATTTTGAGGAGGCATAGACATGAGCTCGAAGGGCACGGAGACAGCATACGCTAAAGCTGCATTGACGAAAGAACGCGAGGCATGGGACGATCTCATAAATAAGTTTGGCGGTGCGGAAAATGTGCCGTGGTATCACACATTCGAGGAGTACCTATGCTTCAAAATGGAAAATCTGAAAAATCAGTTTTCCATGCAGGTGCAGGACGCAAAACGGTATAGGGAGCAGCGTAACCTCGCCCTCATTCTCTGCGCCGTTTTCCTGGCGCTGGCCCTGTTCTTGGCTTTTCGGCCTCGCGAGGAGGCGGCGCCGGCGCAAGCCGCAGTAAGCCAATCGGTCAGCACGACGGAGACATTTTCCGAATGGACGGATCGGCAGCAGAACTATGTCGCCAGCGCCAGCAGCGATAAGTACCACAGGCTGACATGCTATTACGCAGACAACATTCTTGCCGAAAATCGAATATACTTTGCCACGGAAAATGAGGCAAAGGAAGCAGGAAAGTCTGCATGTTCGGCTTGCAGGCCATGAAGGGGGGAGAAAAATGAAAGCAGTTAAGCGCATCGTAACTTTGGCAGTATCAGCTTTCGTTATCTGGGGAGCAAGTTGTATTTTGAGGCTAATTCACATAGCAGATAATATGGATGGTTATATATCTTTCGGAGCATCTGCGCTGCTGTTTTTATGGTTTGTGTGGTCCGCTGTAACAGCAAGCAATATACAGAAGGGTAAGAACACTTCTGATATGGTCTTTCGGTTCGACCGGTTTACGAGCAGGCTTCCAGATGAATTTGACCGATTTTGCAGAAAAAATGGCATCGGGGAGCGGGAGCAGTTCGTGGAACAGGCGGTCATTGAGAAGATGGGGAGATATGAGAGCGATAAGATGAAACGAGAGCAAGCAGAGATGGATGCAGCGGAGCAGCTTGGTATAACGGTAGAGAGATACCGTATTCTTCAAGATGATATACGATGTAATGTTGGAGAGCATATTCTTCGGAAAGAAAAAGCCGAGCAGGTTTGACCTGCTCGGCTTTCCTCTCACCCCCACGGGTTGCTCTTTTCGCTTTTCCCCTGCGCGGTCCACAGATAGCTCCTGGCATCGTCGGACAGCCCGGTAAGCATATTGATAGCTTCCTCTACCTCGTCGTTTGTGTAGCTGCCCATTTTCCCGCTTTCGGTCGGTTTGTCCGTGACAGAAAGCGCCAAACGGTACAGCAGGTAGTCAGTGTCATCAATGCCAAAGGCTGCTCCGGCGTCTATTTTTTCACGGAGTTTTTCTCCTGCCTTTGTTCCGGTAACAAGGTCGTACAGGTCCTCCTCCAGGCCGCTCCTCTGCTCCTCGGACGCTGCGGACCATGCGTCGCTGCTTTTGATTTGCCCGTACAGACGGTCCCAGTCTTTCTCCTCGCCAGGAGACAGATAGCGGCGGTCAAGCTCGGACACTTTCTTTACGCCCTGCGCGTCCTTCATCCTCTGCTCCATGGCATCCGCAATGGCTTCCTCTGTGGTCCGTGTCTCCGATGCAAAGTAGCCCTGCTTCACCATGTCGGCGTAGATGGTCTCGTAGTTCTCCTTGCTGTTCTGCATAGACCGGAAAAGGAGATCGTAGTAGTCTGATGCGTATTTTTCCGGGTCCGTAGTCAGTTTCAGATAGGCATACCCGCCCAGGTACTCTCCCTGGGATGCCACAGCCGTATGCAGGAACGCGATTTTGAACAGGTTGACCACATTCTCGTAGGGAACGCCAGCCGCCTTGCTGATGCTGTCCAGCTCGCGGTCCAGCTTCAACCGTTCGCTGTTCCAGTTGGTCTCCTTGCCGGACGCGGCGTTCTTTACGATGCGGCCCATCTGCTCCGAGAGATCCCCGAGTGCCTGGATAGTGTCAGAGATAGCCGTCACCGTTACTGCGTCCATTCCGTAGTAGGTGTCTCCAAACACCTTGCTGCTCAAAAGCTCCCAGGCATCCGAACCGAACGGAACGCCGGAGAGAGCGCCGCCAGCCATATCCTTTCCGAGCGCGGAAAGGATGGAGGAAACATTCATGTCTCCGTCGTCGTCCTCATATTTGCTCGTCTTGCCTCGCAGCAGCGCCCACACCATCGTCATTCCGGCGAACACAGCGAGCTGTGCAAGCTGGCTCGTGACGGCGTGTCCAAGGTCGGATTTTGCCTTTTTCGCATCAGCCTTTTCCTGTTCTCCGCCATTTCTTGCCCGCTCCGCCTTTGCAATGTAGTTCCCGGCGGCATCGTACACGATGTTGAAGTTCTGGAAGGGCTGCGTCTTGAACATAGCAAGGTTGCCCATCAGCGTGTCGTCACTGCGTAGGAGCTGCGGCCTCTGCATGGTGGTATAGTTCGGCTGCGTCTCCTCAATGACGCGGTTGTAGATGTCAGCCACAGCACGCCAGTACGCGTCGGTTCCGACGGAAAGCTCCTTGTTGTTCTGCCGCACATAATATTCGCTGGCTTTCCAGAGCTTCCGCGTGGTCAGAAGGTCAACGCCCTGTACCCAGTTCAGAATAGGGGGGAGCTGCCGGTCCGCTGTCTTGAGGTCGCCCAGCTCCTTTGTGGAAAAGCCCTTGCTTCTATACCATTGGAGCGGGGTATATTTCTCAATGCGGGCCAGGTCAACCTTTCCGAAGTCCGCCATAGCCCTTGCAAGGGGCTTCCATCCAAGCACGGCGGCTGCCGTAGGATAGGAGGCCGCCTGCTTCATAGCGACGGAAAGGTTCAGCGTGAGGACAGCTCCGGCATAGTTGCTGCGGACCTTGTTCAGCGCCTTTACCCACACATTTTTCTGCGCGGAGCCGCCTTGCAGGTCTGTCATCAGCTTTTCGATATAGCCGTACCCAGTATCTCCCCAGCGCTGCTTGACGGCCTGCTGCACGCTGCTGTCGTAGTTGTTCCGGCTTCCGTCCTCGTTGTAGCTTCCGGTGGTGACGCTCCACACTTTGTTGAAGTTTCTCACCGGGATAGCAAGCCCCACATACTTCCCGTGCATACGGATAGCCTGCTCCAGAACAGAGTTTGCGTCCCGCAGAAGGATGGGGTTTGAAGCACGCACACGCTCCTTTAGGAAGCCCATGCCCTCAATAGTCCCGTCTCGCTTCAAGGTCTCAAATTCGCTCCGCGTAAAGCTGCCGTCCGTGTTGATGGGGAAGTAGTTGTCCACCTGTGCCAGCGAGTAGCCTTTCAGTTTCTCGCTGGTCGCGTTAATGGACGCTCTGCTCGTCTCGTTGAAGTATTTATGCGCCGCCCGTGCGAACGCCTTTTCCTTCTCCGTCATGCTGGCAGCAATGGCTCTGACCTGGGATGGTGTCAGCTTGATGGTAGTCCCTCTTGCGTAAGCCTCCTCCAGCTTTCCCTTGCGGTACAGCTTCTCGTCCGGAACCGTGATGCCGCCCTCTTTGATGTGGCGAAGGTTCTGGTCGTTCAGACTGTGCAGGTACAGAGATACCCGCATGGCAGGTGTGATGGTTACGGTTTTTGCTCCGTCTTTGCTAAAGCCGGTGATCTGGATGCCCTCCGCTTTCGGACCGGAAAAGGTCTTGCTGAACGCCTTATCGGAAGCGAACTTCTCAAAGGGCCGCTCTGCTTTCATCTGGTAATCCAGCATGGCCCGCTGGCCGTCTGCCAAGCTCTGCGTCAGCTTGTAGAGCGGGTCGCTGTCCACATATCCCGTCATGCGCCGCACCTGACGCAGCGGGGAAAGAGTTTCGGTCACGATGAACTTGTCCAGAACGCCTCTGCTTCCTTTGGTGTTGTAGATGTCCTGAATGGTTTCCTGGCCCAGGTGGTAGGTGTCCCGCCGCTCCGCCTCGTCAATGAGCTTGTGTTCCGTCCGCAGCTCGTTTTCGATGTTCAGCAGAATACGGGTCAGGTCCGCCACCTCGTCGGCTGTCATATCGGAAATGTGCCGTTTCGACAGTCTGGACAGCGTCCGCTCGATGTTGGGGTCAGAGATAAAGTCCGGGTCATTTTCCTTCCGGTCATTATACCAGGATTGCAGGTCAGACAGCTTCTCCAGCGTCTTTCCGGTAATGCCCTTGGAAACAGTGTCCAGGTCTCCGATGTATTGGTCCAGAAGTGCTCTGTTTACAGCGGGAAGCTTCTTATTTTGAAGCCGTCTCGCAATGTTAAGCAGTCTGGTCCTGGCTTTGCTGTCAGCGCGGCGGGCAGCCTGGTTTTTCCTTACCTCGGCATAGTGGTCCTTGAGCTGCTGCACGCGTTCGTCGCGGCGCTTACGCTCCCTGGCGATAGCAGTCTGCATACGCTGTTTGCTCTGCTCTCTCTGCCTTGCAAGCCGTTCATTTGCCTGCTCGCGGACCTGCTGCACCTGCTGGCGGCCTTTCGCCTTTGCGTCCTCCAGCTTGCGGGCCTGCCGGTCAGCATAGGTCGGAGGTTCCTGCCTCACATCCTCGCCCATAAGGCTGTCCAGAATATCACCGGCAGCGTATTCTTCCGCCGCCGCCATGTCGTAGCTGTACGGGTTTTCGTAGATTGGCTGCAATCCGTCCAGAACATCGACGATCTGGAGCAACTGGTCCGTCGGGTGGCTCTGCTCCTGCTCGTTGAAGAACTCCGGCCAGCGGGAGGAAAGCTCCTGGTAAACCTGGTCAATGTTGGTCGCCCCGTCGCTTCCGAGGTTCAGCCGTCCAAACTGGCCCTTACGGAAGTCTCCGTAGTCCGGAATGTCCCCGTGGTATTCCTTTCCGTAGATGATCTTGGTCGTCCGAAGATAGTTCCGCAGGTCGCTGTACTCGCGGTACATATCATCGTTCATCACAACGGCGTTTTCTACAAGATCACGCGCAATGTCCAGCGCTTTCTCGTGAACGCCTGCCCATGTCAGCTCGTCCTTGCCGTCTCCGCCGCGGATAATGAACTCGCCCAGAGATTTCAGTTTTTCGCTGATGATAGACGCATCAAGCGTTCCGCCGTATTCCTTTACCAGGTGGCGGGCCAGCTTGTCCACATCTCCCTGACGCAAGGTTCGTGTCTCCGGCGTGGTCTGCTTGAGCTGTCCCTTCCAATGCTCAACCCGGCCTTTCAGCCGTTCGTTTTCCTTCCGCAGAGCGTCAAGCTCCGCGAGGTCCTGGGAGAAGCGCGCACCCTCCACGCTGTTGACCTTTGCAAGACGGTCCGCGTCGTCGCCGGACTTGTACTCCAGCATACGCACACCGGCCCGCTCAAGGCCAGCACGCAGTTTCTCGCTGCTATCGTCCGGGATAACAGCGGCCAAAACCTCGTCGAAGCCAACGGCGCGTTGGGGTTTTGCCTCGAAGTAGCCGGTTGGAACTCTGCTCGCGTGTTCAATGACACCAAGAACAGCACTCGCCTGTTTGTCGCTGATGGTGTAGCCCTCCTTGCGGAAGGTTTGTTTTACGCCCGTTGTGGTGCGCTTGCCCTGCGCCGCCATAGCAATAACATCTCCGATGATTTCCTCCTCCTCGAAGGTATTGCTGGCGTGATGCTCTGTGGTGTGCATAATGTCCGCCGCCACTCGGTCAAGCTCTCCATCCAGGTCTTTTACCATCTGCTCATACTCGGAGCTGTCCACAGTCCGCAGACGGCTCTCGTCCGCGTGCATCTCCTGGACGCTGTTATATGCAGGTGTGGCGGTGGCTACAAGGCCGCTTCCGCTCATGCCCCACATACCTTGCCCGCGAGCTTTGGCGTTGTTCATAGCGCGGACGATGTTCTCCAGCGTATAGCTCCAATGGGTCTCATTGAAGCTCTTGCGGTTTCCCCGTGCGTCAAACAGATCGGAGCCGTTGTAGATGCCAGGTTCTCCCGTCAGACCGCGAAGCATATCCAGCACCCACGCCTCAACTGCCTTGTCGTCTACCGCATGGCGAAGGTTTTCTGCCGTCTCCATGCGGTTGACTTCATCCGTGGTGGTTCCTCCGTCCTCGTAGAAGTCCCATGCGTTACGGGCAAAATCCTCCGCCCGAAGGTCGCTCAGCTTCTCTCTCTGCTTGGCAATGCGCGTCTCCCGCAGCTCCGGCTTCTTGTTCAGCCTCCACTCGTTCTTTGCCGTCCAGCTCTCCATGATGGCATCCTTGACCATTTCAACCTCTGCCGCACTCAGCCGCTCGCCGGTCAGTATCTTTGCGGCAAGCCTCGCGGCTTCCTGTTCGCCCACCTTTTCGAGATAGCTTTTCAGCGCGTCGTTGCCGAAGCTGTCAAATTCCTTTGTGCGGTAAACGATGTCGATGCCCTGTCCTTTGTTTGCGAGGTATGCAGCACGCACACTATCGTATCTGGTTGCCAGCCTGTGAGCGATCTCCTCCACGCTCATGCTGGTTTGGTCGTTCACGCCAGCCATATCCAGAACGCTGCTCTGGGAGAAAATGCCCCCGGCAACATCTTTAGCCAGCGTTTCGATGTTCTGCTCAAACTCTCGCTTCACATCGTAGTCAACCTCATAATCGACGCGCGCGTCACTATGGGTTGGTGTCCACGCGTCAGAGCCGTAGACCTTGTTCCGGATGTCCGCCTGCGGGTCGATGGTGTCCTTGCTGAACACAAGGGAGATGGGGCCGTACTGGCTGTGTCCATCGGTAGACTTGACAACAGCGATAGACGGCATGGGAAGCCCGCCCAGCTCCAGAGCGGAAAGGATGCTCGCCTCGTCCTTGTTGTGAATGGCAAGAAGGTTTTTCGTCTCCTCAATGGGTGTCTCCATTGAGAATTTTTCTTTTACTCCATTCCTCTCTGCTTGAGCGCCCGCCTCATAATCGGCTGAACGGATTTCGCCATCTCCCGTGCCGTTGCCCCGTTGTCCAGAAGCGCCTCCAACTCCGTCAACTGCTCCGGCTCGTCCCAGATCGCTCCGATGACCGTCATCTTCACGCTGCCTGGGAAGCCCTTCTGCTCCATCTTTTGCAGCACTCTTTTTTCTGCCTCGTTCCGAACCGGTATCTCCATAACCGATTACCTCCTTCATGTCGATAACGGACCATTCTCCGTTACGCTGCATTTCAAGCGTGAGCAGGGAACCGTCCAAGCTCATGTACGCCATAGCCCCGTCATCGAAAAAGTCAGGGTTGTATTCAGACTTTGTGAGTTCCTGATAATATGCGGGCCAGTTGATCTTGTCCCGGAATTGGTTGACCATCTCGCCCTTACGAAGCGCGCGCCTGCGTTCCTCCAGGTCTCTGCTTTCCTTGCCGTCCGGCGAAGCATCCGCAGGCGGCGGCCCTCTCGTCCGGTTTGCCTCCAGGTCGGCGATGGATGCCGCCTTTGTCTCCTCCAGCAACTCATTTGCGTTGTCCTCCAGCACAGGGATGTCGTGGAAGATGTTCATATCGCCCAGACTGTCGCAGATGACTTCTTCCCACACCTCGTCAGCGGTCAGACCGCTTCCACGGTAGGCGGCCTCATATTGGCCTGCCAAAGCGTCAGTCTTTTCCTTGCCGAAGGTATCATTGATGCGCTGGCGCACCTGTTCCGGGTCAATTTCACCCTTGGCAATCATGTCATGCCCAGCCTCATGTCGCATAAGCTGGTCGGCGGTGTACTCCGGGTGGTCTACGCGGATAAACGCGCGGTCTCCGGAGATATATGCCCGCGCGCTGACGGGCTGCTCTCCGTTCTGGATAGTCAGATTGCTTCCTGCGAAGAATGTGACACGCAGCCCTCGCTCGCTTGCAATAGCCTTTGCAGACTTCATCGCCTCTGTTTCGCCGCCTGTAATCAGACGGATGCTGTCGTTTGCAGCTCCTCTCCCGATGCCAAGGGATGCGGTGCTTACTGCTTCTCCATAAGAGAGCGCAGTCGCTCCACTGTCTGCCGGTCTGCCTGTGACTTCCCAGCTCTGATCTCGTCCTGCGCTTTCTGCCACCGGTCGAAGTTCTCTGCCGGTATCCGCACTGTCAGCCCGTTCGCTGCCGTTGCGTAGATAAACTTGCCCTTCTTCTGTGCCATAGCTTGTTACCTCCGTTTTGCTTGCCGCGTCCGCCTGTCCGGCCAGATAGGCTGCTTCCTTCTGCTGCGAGGACAGTCCTGCTCCGGCTGTGCCGTCAACAGCCTCCAGGTCCGTGCCGGAAAGTCCTGCGTTATAATAATCGTTCATTCCGCGCAGGTAGGTTTCCGCGCTCACGCTCGGGTCGTACATGGCGGACAGGGCCTTTGCCCCTGCCTTGCCCATGGTATGTCCGAAGCGCTCAACCGCCTGCATATCGCGCACCATAATGGCATCCGTTCTCTGCGGCTCCTGTGTCTCTGTTTGAGCGCTCCCGCTTTCCAGCGGGATAACTTCACTCCCGGACGTGGAAACGGCGCTCTGCCGCCTTGCAAGCTCCTCAACGGCGGTCTTTACGGCCTGCCTGCGCTGTGCCTGCGGCATATCATCCGGAATGTCATGTCCGATAGCGGACATCAAGGCTGCTACGGCCTCATGGTCCGCAAGGATGCGGTCCGCCATTTTCCCGCTGATGCTACCGTTCTGCGCCGCCTGTTCCGCAGCGCGGGACAGAATATCAGCTCCGGTACTCTCGCCGTTTGCTGCCGCCGCAGGGGAAATGCCGGAAGTGGTGTCCGCAGGGTTCATGCCACCGGATATGTTTCCGGGGTTTTCGTGAAATGCAGTCAGCCCCAGCTCAACAGCCTGCTGTACCTGTGCCGTAAGGTCCGCGCTCTCCTGCGTACCGGATGTTCCGGCGGCAGCGCCACCCAGCATATTTCCGGGAGCTGCTGTCGAAGCCTGGGCGGAGGCAAATCCGCTTACATACTGGTTCATAGCGGCCTCGATAGCATCCAGCGCCTGGTTCATGGTATCGACGGATGCCTGCTGACCGGCCATGTAATAGCTGTTCAGACTGGTTCGTAGGTTCTGGGTGTACTGGGCAATGCGTGCAGCCGCATCCGCGCGTGCTTCCGGGGTCATTTGTTCCCAACCCTGGGACAGCCTGCTGTACTCGGAGACGATCTGCTCATAGGCGGCAGACATCTTGGACTTATTTGTCTGCGTGGTTTTGTATGTGGAGATGCCGCCCTGGATAACAGAGAACAGGAACGCCGTTGTCAGGTCGGTGGCGATCTGCTCATTGGTCGGCTTTTCATCCCGCAGGGCGTAGCCGGTCCCGATGTTTGCGCCAGCGGAAGCAAAGCCGGTGGTTGTCTGGCGGACAAACTCCATAAACGGGGTCATCATGCCCGTATCTTTCAGAATTTTTGCCATTCCGCTGCCGACAAGGCCTCCGGCGAGACCTCCGGCAATGCCCTGTGCGCCGGAAATTCCTACAGATTTCAGATAATCTCCAACGTCAATATATCCGGTGGCCGCTGCGCCCGCGTTCTGCGCCGCGTCCGCGGCGAGGAAGGACAGGCCGCTGTTTACAATGCCCTGCACAGCCGGTGCCATCTGTACGGCAACGGTTTTCCCGCCGATCTGTACGCCGGTTGCCAGAGCGCCCTCTGCCGCGCCAAGTCCAGCCCCAACCCCGTACAGAAGCGCCAGGTTTCCGCCGACGCTTCCCGCTCCGTATGCGTAGGGGTGCTGTTCCTGCGCTCCAGATGCGTCCTTGAGAAATTCTCCGTACCACTCCTGGTTTCTCTTTTCTGCTTCCTCGTCCCCGGTCAGCTTTGCATATCCGCTGCCAAGAAGGGCAGAGATGGATGTCAGGCCGGTCCCCTGCAAAGCGCCGTATGCGATAGCGTCAATGCCAGTGTACTCTCTGCCCGCATCTGCGTCAAGGTACTCATAGGCAGCATCAGCCCCCTGCGTTGCATATAGGTAGTTGAAGCGCTTGATTTGGTCCTGCGTAAGACTGTCCAGGTCATAGTTACGGGTCGTATAGCTGTTCAGCAGGTGGCTTCTGGCAGTCTCGTCCCCGTTGATTGCGTCATACAGGATGTCGTCGTACCCGGTTTCCGTGTATTTCCCGGTAAAATAATTGAGCTTTGCCTCCTGACCGTTTGCCGTTGTTCTGTACTGGCTCTTTTCCTGGAAGTCCTGCGCCTGCGGGATGTTTTTATAGTCCTGCAAGCGCTGGTAATTCTTGTAGTCGTCCTCGTCCTCAAACTGCGCCCAGAAGTCGTACTCACTTCCAAGACTACCGCTCACGCCGGACAGGTATTTATCTCCTTCATCCAGGGCAGACAGGATGCGGTCCACCTCCTCGTCTCCGTACAGGTCGCGGTTGTTCTGGAAATAATCCCTGTAAATGTTCGAGCGACCGCGCATCACGCTGATGCTGTTTTCCGCGTCGTCCCTGTACTTTCCCATAGCGTCCGCTGTCTGGTACACGCCGTCGCGGGAGGTATAGTCCTGGCTCATGCGCCTGGAAAAGCTGTTCAAATTCTCCAGCCAGGAATTAAAACCGGCATCCTTGTCCAGCTCGGTCCACGCAGAGCCTCCGTATGCGCCGGAGCCGTATTCCTTGTCGATTTTCGCGGCCTTGTCCTTTGCAAGTCTCGTAAGGAAATTGCTCGCTCTTGTGACGGGCGCTCCGTCTCCGCCGCCATTCGTGGCACTTTGCGTCTGGGCAGACGCAGGGCGGAGGGATGCGGAGCCTCCATAAGCGGAGGCCCCGTACTCTTTGTCAATCTTCTTTGCCTTATCCTCTGCAAGGCGCTTCAAGAAGCTGCTCGCCATTGTTTCTCCCTCCTTATTTCTCGTTTACCCATGTATAGCGGATGGTGCCATCGTTCCCGATGGTTTCCTTGACCTTTCCGCTCTCGACATAGTTGTAGACTTCCTGGACAGAGAAGCGCCCATGGCCCGGAATATAAATCCATCCAACCGTTCCGTCCGCGTCATATCCATGTCGATTGACGATGGTGTAATCCTCGTCTGCTCCTCCGTTCTCTTTGCTTTCCAGCCACTCGGAGAAATACCCCGCCAGCTTTCCGGCCTGCGTGGTGTTGTACCCATTGTTCAGCAGCCAGTTATAGGCGGCCCCTTCCGTTGTAATTCCGCCGTCATACATAGCCTGGTAAACATCGGTAGTCTTACCTCCGCTTGTGCTTCCTCCGCTGGAGCTGCTGCCGCCGGAACCGCCGGAAGAACGCGCCGCAGCCTGCGCCTTGTCGTAGGCGGTCTTGAGGTTGGCGATCTCCGCGTCCGTGTAGCCCAGGGCCTTGTAGCCGGAGAAGTCGCCAGCCGCCGCGAGGGTCTGCGCCTTTGCAAGTGCCTGGTTGTACTCGGTCTCGCTGGCATACTGGCTGCGCTCCCACTCGGTCTCGTCCTCGTACCGCTGGTCCGCGATCTGGTCCCGGCCCACCTGGTAATCCCATTCGGTATCGTACCGCTGGTCGGAGATGTTGTCCCGGTACACGCCGTAGTCAAAGCTGCGGTCCGTGTTCCACTGGGAGAGCAGGTCTGCGTACTTGGCGTAGTCCCCCTGGTCCAGAGCCATGAGCATTTCCAGGTTGGCCCGCTGGGTGTCTCCCTCGTCCTGGTACATGGAGTAGGCAAGCTGCCGCAGCTCCGGGATTTTGTCCTCCAGCGCGGCCATGTAGTTGTCGTAGGTCTGCTGGGCCGCGCTGCCAGCGTAGGAGCTTGCAAGGCCGCCCGTGCGCGCGGAGACCTGGCCCAGCGTGTCCTGCATAGCCCTCTGGCCGTCGCGGGTGTACGCCTCTTTGTACTGCTGGTATGTAGGGTCCGTCTCCGTGTCGTAGCTGAACGCGGCGCGCCCCAGGATTTGCGCCGTCAGCTCGTCGATTTTGTCCTGGTATCGGCTCACATACTGCGGAGCGGAGCCGTAAGAGAAGCCGCCGGACGCTCCGCCGATGTCCTGGGAGATAGGGATGTACTTGCTGCCGTCCGTATCGCCGGAGTAGCCGTACTTGGCCCGCAGGCTCTCAACATAGGAGTGCGCGTCGTCCCAGCTCGTTTGTCCGGCCTCCGCCGCCGCGCGGATTTCCGCCGCGCTGGCAAGCTCGCTGTCGGAGAAATACTGCTGGTCATACACGGAGCCTCCGTAGCTTTCCCGGTTGCCTCCGCCGCCGGTCACGGCATCCGCGCTGGCAGCCGCAACTCTTCCGTCGTTGTTGACCGCCTTTGTGGCGTAGCCGTTGTCGTCGTAGGTGATGCTGTAACCGCCCTTGGAGACAGTCTGACCGGCAAGGTCTTTGTCTCTACTCATATCGGGTTTCGCCATGTCTGAATACCTCCTTTAGGTGATTTTCTGCTCCAGCGCCGCCACGCGGGCCGCCAGACTGTTGTAGTTCGAGGATAGCGTGCTAAGACTGTTCTGCACGCTTGCAAGGGCGTTCTGGATGGACTTTATGGCCTCTCCCTGGGAGGAGACGGTTTTGTTCGTCTCCTCCATGTTCTTTTTCATCTGGCCCAGCAGGAAGTCGAGGTTTTCCTGCATGGACCTGGTGTAATTGCACAGGGATTTGACTGTCCCGCTCACATCGTTTTTATTGAAAGTCGGGGGAGACCCCGGCAAGATGGTAGCCATGCGTCACACCCCCTTAATACTCGCTGCCAACGGCAAACTCCCGGACGATGCTCTTTACGATGCACACGCCCTTGCCGGACAGCCGGATGCGGAAGTTGTCGCACCGCACAGGCAGGATGGGGATTTGCACCGTCTTGTCCCGCTCGTTGTGGGTGGAGAATACCTGCCGGAAGGGTGAGCCGTCCGTGCTGATCTCCACCTTGAGCCACGCACCGGCGGCCATGTCCGCCCGCAGGAACAGCTTGGAGTAGCCTTTCCGGCCATGCGTGGTCTCGTCCATCTGGCAGAGGGTCGCGCTCCATTCGATGCGCCCCTCCTCGGAGTAGTCCTGCCCCGACATCATCAGCTTGCCGGTGGAGCCGTCCAGGAAGTAAAGCGTCCCGTCCAGATAGGCGAAGTCCAGCGCGTGTGTGTTGTCCTCCCGGAGCCAGATGCCCCGCATGGTGTCGAACACATACAGCTCGTAGTCCCCGGTCTCGTTCCGCATGGAGATGTAATACCGCTGCCCGTCGCTTCCGGCCACAGCGTCGGAGAAGCGCCTTGTGCCGAAACACTCCGTCAGCAGCTCCGGGGTTCCGCCGGAATAGGCATACACGCCGTTGCGCCCCTTGTAGAAAAGGGTCTCGTTGATGATAGCAAGGGACTTTTCGCTGCCCTTCTGGATGCCAGGGATGGTGTAGGTGTAGATTTCATATTGTGCCGGGTAGCTGCCCAGGACCTTGTGTACGCAGTTCTCCTTCCAGAACAGCACCGTGGAGGAGTAGGCGCAGCAGCCGGTAAACTCTCCGTCCGTGCCTACGGCAACGGCATAGCTGTCCGTGGATAGTCCGTCATACACAAAGAAATTGGTGGGGTCTCCCAGGGCGGAGGCATAGATGGTGGTCCCCTCCGCTCCCCAGATGCGGTTGTCGCACTCGCAGATGCAGGTCATGTCCGGCACCTTCCGCTCAAGAAGCACCGTCCCGGCCTCTGTGCCGGTCTTGGAGAAGATATTGGCGGTGAAGGTCAGCGTCCTACCGCTGATGGAGCGGATGATATGGCTGCCGTTGTTGTCCTTGCAAGTGGTACAGCCGGAGATTTCGATTGCGTCCCCAGCCTTGAAAAGCTCCTCGAAGTTCGGGTACTCATGCAGGACCGCCTCATGCAGGATGTAGGACACCTGGTAGGTGTCGTCGCTCTGCTTTGCGCTGTTCTGCACCACCATGTACTCCTTGGAGCTGTCACATTCGTACTGGATGATGTCGCCGTCCTTTAGCTTGTCCGGGGTAGTCGCGGTCCCGCCGGTCAGCGACAGCGCGCCGGTGGACTTATCCACGCTCGCCCCGGTATAGACGGTGATGGATGTACTGGCGGCAATCCCTGCCAGCGTTGCGCTCTCCGCAGCGCTCTGGTCGATATAGCTTTTCTCCGGCACGGTCAGCGTGTTGCTGGTAAAGGTAACATCTCCGGCATAGCCGTTGTACTCCGCCGCCAGCGTTCCGAAGGTCTCCTCCGCCGTATCATAGAAAACCTTGTCCGGGAAAATCACGATCTTGGTATTGATGGTGGCAAACTGCTTTTCACCGGCAGTAACCTGGCCCACCACCTTGCCGTCGTAGAGGAAGTCGGTCCCGTCCACCACGCACAGCTTCCCCCGTGCGTACAGCCCCGTAGGGGCGGTGTAGGTACCGGCGGTCTTTCTGCCCTCCCGCTGTGAGAGGCACGGGAAGCGGGCGGAGGACAGCCCGAAGCTCTCCATCAGCTCCCCGTCACTGGTCCCAAGCCCGTAGTTCACGCCGCCAAAGGCGATGATCTGCTGCTTGCTCTTGCGTGTGGCCGCCGTCATGTATGGCAGCTTCATGGTCTCCTCACCCCTTGCTCAAAAAACATTGGTATAGTTGCCCGCTCCGATGGGAGCGTGGCCCCGGTGGTATGCTTTCTTCCACTCGTCCAGCGCCGTGTTATAGGCCAGCGCGGAGTTGTTGTAGTTGTCGGCCTCCCGGTTGTAGAAGTCAACCTTGCTCATAAGATAAAGGTCGTACAGCCCGTCGTAGGGTGCGCCCACCAGCAGCGGCTTGTCCCCGTCCTCCGGGAAGCTCTTGGGGTACTCCGGCAGGTCGTTCCATCCGCAGACGGAACACGAATTGCTGTCCATCACGCGGTCCCAGCGCAGGCAATCCGAAGCGCCGCACACAGGGCAAACGCCAATGGGTCCGCGCAGCCCGCGCCCGCTCGTCAGGCGGTGCCGCAGAATGACCTCCTGGAAAAGCTGGCCGTCCAGCTCCAGAAGCCACGCCGCCTTAGTCTCGTCGTCGATGGCATCCGGCCTCGCCCGGTTCACCCGTTCAATGATTTCATTGATACTCGGCATCCTGCCGCCTCCTCTCTTGAAAATAGAGGGACTGGCGGGGGAGGGGTCCCCCGCCGCCCCCTCGGTCGGTTTTTGTTACGCTGCCTTGACCCACACGCCGTTGTTCTTCACATACAGCCCGCCGTCGCTTCCAGGCACGCTCTCAACCGTGTAGCATCCGTCGCTGTCCACAGCATCAGATACAACGATTTGAGATTTAAGATTAAAAGCGGGACGCGGGGCGAAGCCCGCGAGGGAGACATGGTTGCGGTCCACGGAGCCGTCGGTACCGATGTAGTACGCGGTATTGGCACCGGAGTACGGGGAGCGCAGGCCCCAGTAGACGGCGGTCGCCGTCTCGTCCAGATAGGCGATGCGCTTTGCGTTGTCGGAGAAGTAGGAGAAAGCCGTACCCTCCGTTTGCCAGCCGCTCACGCCAGCCTCCGTGCAGGACAGGGCAAAGCCCCTGCGGTAAATCGTGTGCAGCGTGGAGACCTGGTTTCCCTCCGCCACCACGATAGGCACCGGCACCAGGCAATCCCGGATTTTGTCGTCCAGTTTCAACGGCCAGATGCCGTCACAGAAGTTGTCCAGGGTGCAGCCGAAGTATCGGTTTCTGTAGTAGTTTGCGTCCGAAGCGTTCCAGGCAATCTCGCTGAAAGCGTCCTTTCGGATAAGGGTCACGCCGGTTCCAGTGCCGTAGTGGTCATTGTCCAGCTTGATGAACTTGGTGGGCTTGGTGTTTTCGTTGAGCTTCAGCAGGCTTCCCGCTGCCAGATTGGAAAGTAACTGTCCCATAGCGTCTTGTTCTCCTTTCGATGATACCGGGGGCGGGCGGCGGTTCCCCACTCGCCCTCCGGCGTTTCTCTGCGCGCGCAAGGCTCGCCTCCAACCTGGCGCGCATCTCCTGGCGGAGCTGCCGCGTGTCTCCGTGTTTGGCGTGAGCCTCCCAGGAGCCGTAGCACTCCATGATTTTCTCCCGCGTGATCTCACCGGCTGCATACTGCTCCTCCCACAGGTGGATGCGTCGCTTCATCCGCTTTATGGAGGAGTAGCGCAGCTTTTTGATGACCTTGCCCGTATGGGTTAGGTACACATGAAAACCGCAGAAGTCGATACCGTTTTGCAGAGGGAAGATATTGGTCTTGTTGTTCAGCTCAAGTCCCAACTTTTTGAACTCCTTCCGAATGAGAGCCAGCGCCTTGCGGGCTGTCTCCATGTCCGGGCAGATCACATACCAGTCGTCCATATACATCCCGGACAGCGGCAGATGCAGCTTTTCGCTGACATAGTGCATGATGGAGTGGACATAGAACACAGCGTAGATGTGGCTGGTCTGGTGTCCCAGGGCCAGTCCCTCGTCTACCTCGTCTATGTACTTCCACATGAGCGCCTGGAGGCGCTTGTCCGGGAAACGCTCGGCCAGCACGGCCTTGAGCCGGTCATGGTCGATGCTCTGGAAGAAATGCCGGATGTCGCCCTTGATAACTGCGCCGTCGGCGTAGTCCCACTCCTCCTTTGGCCGGTACGGGAGACCGGCGGCGGTCCGCGCCGCCTCGTCTGCGCCCTTCCTCTGGAGAAAATGCGTCCTCATGTGCTGTTCCAGCATATTGAGGCCGAAGTGGACCCCTTTGCCGATCTGGGCCGCATAGGTGTTCAGCGTCAGACTGCGGGATAGCTCGTCGTAGACGATGTAATCCGTGAGCGCGTGCTGCACCACCTTGTCCCGGAAGGTAGGGGCCTGGATTAGCCGCTTTTTCGGCTCGTACACAAAGAACGCGTCCAGCGGGTCCGGCTGGTGCTTCCCTTGCAAAAGAGATTTGGAGAGTATCAGCAGCTCCTCGATTGCGCTGTATTCAAAGGCCGCTGTACTTCCTTTGCTCCTCTTGCACCGTCTGGCCCGCACATAGGCGTTCCATAGGGTGCCAAAGGAGCATAGTTCCTCATAGGTCATGGTTGCACATCCTTGCTTGGTTTGGATGTGGAGGAGCGCGTGGGCATCGCTGATAGCTGACGGAACCTCCCTCCACAGAGGTGTCCGGGGGCCTTCCCCCGGTATCGGGTCCGCCAGCGTCAATGCCATGTGTTCGTCCTGGCTTGCTGCGTCCTCCTTGGCAGCTCGCCGCGACAGGATATGGCCTCCTTTGATGATGGGCCTCTGCTTTCCCCCGGGCGGGGTACTTGTACTCGGTATTCCATCAGAGCGGGACGCGGGGCGAAGTTCGCGTTGTAGACATTGTTGTTGTTCACGGAGCCGTCGGTATTGATGTTGTACGCGTTATTGGCATCGGAGTTCGGGGAGCGCAGGCCCCAGTTGACGGCGCGAATAGGCCATACCCTAATGAAAGACAACCGGTAGGGAGCGTGGCTTACCTCTGCTCCTGTCCGTACCGTCCTGCATCCGTTTTCATGGCCGCAGCGCGGGCCTTGTCCTTGTCGTACCACGCCGCGCACATATAGCGCACGGTCATGGCGGCTTTGGACAGAACGGCAGACTTGTGGGAGTTTACGCCCGGATATTGGTCACTCTCCCGCAATCGGATGATCTTCCGCTCCAGCTTCTTGCACTCGCGCAGCGCACTCCGTTGAAGGGCAAGCCGTTCTCGTGGTGCCTCCCGCAGGTCAATGAGGTTTGCTTCCTCAATGTCCCCGCAGATGCTCTCCACGGTGTTCATCAGGCTGGTGCCGGTGGTGTAGCGGTACTTCTTGGGTATGACCTTCTCATTGGCGCACGCGTCGCAGATCGTCAGCCAGAGGTCCGCCGCCTTATTGCCCAGGATGAACTCTTTTTCTTCCTGTTTGGTGGGCTTACGGTCCATGCGGGCACCTTCTTCCTCTGATCTGCTCCAGAAGGTCGTCGCAGCCCTCAACCTCCAGAACAAGGTCCGGCAGCAGGCGGACCATGACCGGCTCGCCTGTGGGTGCATGGCCCGTCAGAACAACGCCATCATGCCTGCAATGGTCGCAGGGCTGCTCAATCTCCGCCAGCAGATTTGCCAGCAGACACGAAACCTCCGCCGCGTCCTTACACGCCACTCTCGCCATCCGTATTCACCGCCTGCTCGTCCCCGGTGGTGGTGGTGGACTTGAGCGCGTCAAGCTGTTCAGACAGGCTTGCAAGCGCGTCCTGGGCGCTTTCCTTGGCGCTCTTGGTCTCCGCCAGCTCCGCCTCCAGGCTGGTGACACGGGCGGCCAGAGCCGCCACATCGTCGCTCTCGCTGGTGCGGGTCAGTTTCAGACCGTGGGACACCACGCGGAAGGGTCCGGCGTGGCTCTGGACCACCTGGCCGTTGTCGTCCACGACTTCAATAGGGCCGGAACACATGGCCTCCAAAGTGGCCTCGTCGATGCCGCCGGGAAGCTCCAGAATGAGCGCCTGCCGGGGAACGCCGTTGATGTTCTCCGTGGCGGACACAAAGCCCTTGTCCTGGATGGTGTAATTTCCTGCTTTAATCATGGTCTTGTCCTCCTTATCCGATGTTGATGTAGACATCGCCGTTGGCACCCAGGCTGGATGCCGGAGCGCCGCTGCCGAAGTAGATATTGCGGAAACCCTTGGCGCTGCCGCTTGTGGGAGACACGCCGGACGCAACGCCGGTGAACGCGCCTCCGCTCTTTGGCATTTTGGTGTCGGCATAGGCGAAGATGTCCTGCGCCTTTCCGTTGGGGTCGTAGACCGCCTTTGTCATGTCTCCGGGGTTCATAGCGTCCGCGCCCTTGGGGATGCCGAAGTCGAAGATGGGGGCAGCGTCCGGGCTGCCGGAGCGCCGCGTAACCGTGGCGGCGCTTCCTGCGGCAAGGGTGGTCGTGGTGCCAACCTGGATGTTGGGTGTAACACCGTCAGCGCCAGCCGGTCCCTGCGCGCCGGTTGCACCCTGCGCGCCGGTTGCGCCTTTCTCTCCCTGGGGGCCGGTTTCACCCTGCACACCCTGGGGACCCTGCGCGCCGGTTGCGCCCTGCGGGCCTTGAGGTCCCTGTACGCCCTGGGGTCCCTGCGGACCCACCACAGAGCCGAGGTCAAAAGTAGGCATAACCTATTCCTCCTTCCGTTAGATGTCGAGGCACAGATGTCCCTCGTCGTTGATGTAGTAGTTTGGCTGTTCGTCGCCGGTGTAGGAACAGAGCAGGTGCCCTTCCTCCGATACGCTGAACGACACCATACCGGCGGTCTGCACGGCTACGCCGTCGATGCCGCGCGGTCCGGCGGGTCCCTGTACGCCCTGTGGTCCCTGCGGACCCTGCGGGCCTGTCTGCCCGGTAGCGCCCTGGATGCCCTGCAAGCCACGCGGTCCTTGGATGCCCTGCGTGCCCTGCTCTCCCTGCAAGCCGCGCTCTCCCTGGATGCCCTGCTTGCCAGTGATGCCCTGGGGACCCTGCGCGCCCTGTTCTCCCTGGTCTCCCTTGGATGCGATAAGCAGCCAATGGTTTCCCTCAACGCCACCAGCTACATCCAGCTCCGGCGCGATGCCGACGCATACCGCCTTGCAGATGTAGGAACTTCCCAGCCTGGACACCTTCTGGAGCGGGATGTATTTCTTCTCACCGTCCCAGACCTCCCAGACCTTCACGGCCTCCTCCGCCTGCTCCAGAGCGTTGATGGCGTTGCCTACCAGCGTAGAGACCTGCGGCACGATTTCGTCAATCTGCGTCTGGAGCTGCTGCGCCTGGGTGGGTGTCGGCTCCGACGGCGTGTTGTATGTATCGTTTACCTTCACCAGCAAATGGTCCGTCACCGTGATGGAAACGGCAGACGGGTTGCTGTCCCGGAAGCCCTCAATGGTGAAGCTGCACCAGCCGGGGAGAGCCATAGGCTCCGCAGGGATGGGCGTGTCGAATACGAGCGGGTCTTTCCCGGCCACAAGGTCCTCCACACTGTTGTAAAGCAGCACGGCCACGGGATGCTCTCCCAGCGCGTCGCGCCACACAATGCGCTTGCTGAACTGCTCCCAGTCTCCGCTCAAAACGATGTGCAGATTGGTGGCATTGGCCTCGCCCTGCACACCGGCGTTCTTGCTGTCCTTTCGGACAAACTCACCGTTTACGGTCACATTGATGGTCCTATCCATGGTTTCCCTCCTTTCCTCTGTATGGAAAACGGCGTGGCGAGGGAGGAGGTAAGAGCCTCCGATCTCTCGCTACGCCGTGTCGCAGCCGCTTTAGGGTCTCGCGGTTTTCGCTTATTCAGTTACAGGTTGCGGAGCTTGGCTTCCGCCTCATAGCGGGAGCTTTCCTCCTCAATGAGATTGGCGGTCGCCATGTCCTGGGCCATGGACTGCTCCAGAACAGTAGCCACATAGTCGGGGACCATGACGGTCTCGCCACGCTTGATCTGGAAGCTGCGGCCATTCACGGCCACAAACACATCGTCCTTGTACTTCTCATTGTCCTTGAACAGGCGAATGGGGACCATCTTCTCGCCGTTGGCTTCCTCACCGGCGGGGGCGGTTTCTTTTGCCGCCTCCATGGTCTCCTTGGCCTTTGCCTCCGCCTCTGCCAGGATGGCAGCGGCTTCCGCTTTGGCCTTGGCGATGATGTCCTCTGCCTCTGCGGTAGCAGTAGCGGCGGCGGTCTCCTTGACCTCCTGCTGCTCATTGGCAGCCGCTTCTTTCTTGGTAGCCATGATAAATACCTCCTTCATGGTATGGGCCGCCCGCCGAAGCAGGCGGCCCTCGGTTGATTACGCGGCGGTGCCGGTGAAGGTGGAAGTGGTCTCGATGCGGACCATGTAAGCCTCCACCAGACGCTCGGCAACCTTGGTGGCTTTCCAGCCAGCGGTCGCGCGCTGGTTCAGCGGGTCAGCAGTACCGGCAGAGCCGAGCTGCTTAACGATGTGCTGGAGGCCGCCGCCGGTGATCTCGGTCACGCCGTAGGCATCCGCGCCGATGATGAGGGTGGAGTACACATCGCGGCCGCTGGCACCCTCGCCGGTGAACACCTTGGCCTCGCTGGTCTCCACGAAGCGCACGCCCTCGATGCGGCCAATCTCGCCCTCGTAGATACCCTCGGGGTCGGAGTAGGTCTTGACATTCACCCACTTGGGGTCGGACATCAGATCGTAGGAGCAGTCGGGGTGGATGATACCGGCGTAGTAGCCGTTGATGCGGGGCGCGTTCATAACCTTGAGGAAACGGACAGCGCGGCGCACGGCGTTTACGGTGAGGTTGTGGTTGGTGTTCTCGTCGGTGTAGGACAGGGCGGCACGGCTGTTGACCTGGCCCTCGGCATACTGAACATTGGTGCCGCCGTTCAGTACCTCGCGGGTGATGGTGTCCAGAGTACGGCCCGCCTGGCTGCCCAGCAGCTTGGTGGCCTGCACCAGGTTGTTATCAATGGCGGTCAGCAGCAGCATATCGGACAGCTCGATGAAGCCGCCGTACTGCTTCACGGTCGCGGTGATAACGCCCATGTTCAGCTTCTGGCCGTTGGGGGTCACACCCTCGGTCAGAGGAGTGAGGGCCTTGGGCAGGGGGTCATACTTGCGGAACTCGATGGTCTTGCCGCCGTTCTTGGGGATGGGGTGCTTCTGACCAAACTGGTCATGCACCAGCTCCGGCTCCGCCATGTCAATGAGGTAGTCGGAGTAGTAGGTTTTCATCTCGTCGGACAGGCCGCTGTCCCCGGTGATGTTGGTGTTGCCGTCAAACAGGTTCAGCATGACAGGCAGCAGCATGATCTTGTCGAACTTCATGTTAAAATCTCCCTTCTGGGGGAGAGCTTAGAACTTGATGATCTCTCCCCGTGCAACTCTGCGGGCGATTTCGGCACGCTCGGATTTCGTCAGCTTGCTTACATCGTCCTTTACGGTAAAAGCACTCTGGGAGGTCGTGCCGTTTTCCTGGGGCCTTGCGCCCTTGGCGCGGATGCCGTCCACGACCTGCCGCTCGGTGGCCTTGGCCTGCATCTTTGCCACGCCCGCCTTGATGTCGTCCAGATGGATTACCTCGTAGGCGTGCTGCATGGGAACGCCGCTCTTGAGCATGGAGAGGAACTGCTGGTTTTTGACCTCGGCGTTCAAGTCGAAGCTGGGGTAGACACCCTTTACCTGCTCCGCCTCTCCGTACCACTTCTGGAGCTGCTGCTGGGCCGCCTGCTGGCTGCGCCGCTGCTGCTGGTCCCTCATAAGGGCCGCGTTCTCGCGCTGGAGTTTCTGGAACTGCTTGTACTGCTCCACACTCATGCCCGCCTCCTCGGCGGCCTCGGACCAGTACGCATCGTCATTCTCAATGGCGGCGGTCAGCTTGCCTATGTCGCCGTCAGAGATTTTGTACCGCTGCATCAGCATATCAATGAGAGGCTGATTGCGGGCCACCTGCTGCTCCAGGTTTTGGGTCTCCCGGAAGCGCCGGTTGATGATGCGCTGTGTCTCCTCGGTGTAGATTTCCTTGTACTCCTCGCTGTTCACAAGGTCCTGGAAAGCCTTTCTCCGGGCCTCCAGAGTGTCGGATGTGGTCGTCACACCCGGCTGTTTGTCTTTGTCACTCCCGGCGACGGAGGACTGCTGCTGTCCTTCCTGGCCGCCGCCCTCACCAGCCGCCGCCGGTGCGCTCTGCTTGCCAAAAAGGACATTCTGGAACTCGCCCGATTTTCCCCGGCGGGTGCTACCGGGGGCTGCCTGGGAACCGCCCTTTGCGCCGTCACCGTTCTGGGACGCAGGGGCCGCCGCCCCGGCACCATCTCCGCCAGCGGCAGCGCCGCCGTCGAACAGGTCCAGCCGGATATTCAGCAAATTCTCGGATTTCATGGGATTGCCTCCTTTTTCATCGCGGGTGTTTCGCCCCCGTGCATCGGCCCTTTTACCTCACCAGGACGGCGGCGGAGCCTCTTTCCGTGCTGGCCGCCGTCCCTTATGGTGAAGCAGGAGGACAGCATAAGCGTATCAAATGCTTTTCTGGATTGCGCCACGAAAACAGAAAAAATTTTTTATTCTTCCCGATATTCCACCAGAATGAGGTCCGGGTACTTGGCCTCGATCTGTTTTAGACCGATAACAGCCATATCAAAAGCGCCGCCCGCGCCGGGTCCTCCGCAGAAATGCAGATGCACGCTCCCGCTCTCCAGGCGCTCGTCGTAGGCGATTGTAGAGCCGTCCGTGGCGTTCCGAACATACCCAGCAATGGCGTACAGGATGCCGGAGATTGCAGCGCAGACCTCCGGGCTTCCCGTTGCGTGGCCCTGGGCGTGAATGGTGTAGCGGTTTCCGTCCCGCTCCGCGTAAACCTTTGTCATGCCGTACCTCCCGTTACTTGGGCGTGGCTGCGCCGCTCTTTGTGTCCATGCTGGGCGTGCTGCGCTTTGCCAGCCTTGTGCCGTAGTCCGTCATGGGCGTTTGAGCCTCCATGATGCCGCTTGCAAGGCCCTCTTTCGCGCCGTCTCCGCCTCCGGCAGCCACGGTGCCTACTCCATTGGCAGAGCCTCCAGAACTCGCTCCGGCGCTCATGCCAAGGCCCATGTCCTTGCCAGTGAGCGCCTGGATGATAAGGGCCATCTGGTCGAGCTGCTGGGAGAGCTGCTGGCAGATGTTGAGGAGTGTCTGCCCGTTCCGCACCTGCTCCAGCACCTTGTCTTTACCCTCAAACTCCATCATCTCCAGAGCGCCCATGGCCTCCTGCGCCCGCTCCGGGTTGAAGAAGCCCAGTCCGTACAGCTCCTTGGCCCGCTCGTTCTGCTCCATCCGGCTGAACGGGTTCTTTTTCTGGGCCTTGATCTTGATGTCGAAGATGGGCTTGCGGAACAGGGGAGAGTATCCGTCCTCCTGCTCCTGTCCAGGGTACAGAGGGGCCATTTCCTGCTCCTTGATGGCAGCGTTGTTCATGTCCACGAACTGATAGCTGCCCGCCGTGTCCCCGGTGATGCGGAAGCTGCGGGTCTCGTCATAGAACTGCCGGATAAGCTCAATGCACAGGGAGTTGATTTTGACATGGGTACGGTAGGACGCGGAGATCATGTCCCGGCTTGTCTTGTTGCCCGCCTCCTGGAGCGCTGCGATAGCTGCCGCAGCGGTCACGCCGGAGCCGGTGCTGCCGGAGTTGACATCCCGGTTGGAGGCCGTGTCCTTCATCTCCTCGATTTTCATTTGGGCCACGGTCACATAGATGTCGGAGAGGGGCTGCGTGACGATCTCTTTCAGCCGCCGGTCGTCCAGCTCGCCCTCCACATGGACAATGGGCTTGCTCCAGTCCAGAAACTCCTGCTCATTGATGCCGGTGTTGTTGCTGGCAAAGAAGCGCTTTTTGGTCGCCATCATGGAGTTTTCCAGGATGTTTGCGGACAGCTTGTCGATGTAGAGTTGCGGGTCCTTGCAGATAGCCACATAGCCGAAGCCAACAGGCGTTCCCTTCTCCGGGAAAAGGACATCCAGGACGACGGGGTACTCCCCGTGGTCGTACCAGCCCCGCTCCTGGTA